TAAGACTGGTCCACTATCGTCTTTCCCAAAAGAATTTACAACAGAGTTATCGTTCTTCCCAATGCTGTTCCATAAGTATTCTATAGGAACACTGTTATAGTTCATATTTGAAGTATTTTCTTTTGCAATCTCTAGGAACTCTTTTGATGATTCGATACAATAAAGCTTTTTGAGTTTTTTAGAAAGAGCATTAACAGAAAAAGCTCCTACGGAAGAACCAATATCAACAACAACGTCATCATCTTGGACTTTCCTCCAGTATTCGTATACTTTCTCTTGCTCTATTTCTCTGTAAATAGTATTTTTATTTACATCGTCTAGAGAGCCCCAATTTATATTGGATAATTTATTCATTCTCCAAACTCTTGACTGGTCAACTAAATCTGGGTGTATCCACCAATCTTCAAAACTAAAACCATCGACAGGTGTAACGTCTGGCACAGCTAAGACGTATCCTTTTGATTGTAAAAAGTCTCTGGATTTTTGCTTGTAGCTTTGTGTAATATCAACATAATCATCATGTTCATATGTAATAACAGCGAACCTATATTTATCAAATGGTATTTTTGTTAATACGGCATATGTATCTTCTGGGGTTTGTATGTCTAATTGTAGATAATCTATAATATTGGTATTATAATTTTCTTCAAGAAGTTTTTCATAGTCTAAAGACAAGGCATCGGCAAGTATACTTTTATTCTTTCTATGTTGATTGTAGTTATCTACTTCTTTTTGCTTATATTCTATACCAACGCCTGTCCAGTTGAATGACTCTTCTAATAAAGCGGTGTTATTTGTATAATAAGGAAAAGAAGAGCCAACTTCCAAGTATGTTCCGTTTTCTTTACCGTCTAAGACATATAAAACAAACATATCTTGTAGAACTTGAGAATAATTTTTTTCTACCTTGTCTTTATTGTTAAAGTAATAAATAAAATTATGCCAATTTACATATTTGTCATAAGAAACGATTGTATTTGCTTCTCTGTCCATTCCTAGTTCTAACAAAACTTTTTGTAGATATTCCTTTTGTCCTTCATCCATCATATGGGTACAATTTTTAAGCAAATACTGGTAGGCCATTCTTGATTCATGAGGCTTATCTGTCCACCAAGCAGACCAACCGAGTAGAAAATACAATTCGTGTATTCCAGGATATTCAAGATCAGTATATGTGTTTACAGCATTATCTACACAATTCAAAGTTTGTCTTGCGAATAGGTAGCAATCCATATAAGAGTTTTTCGCTTCTGCTATTTTTGCTAGGTGATAATAAGCCTCTGGCCTATTGGGATATATAGCGTTTAGGAATTTGAGAATAGTATTTACAGTGAACTCTCTATCCCCAAGTTTATTCATTATTATGGCAACATAAACCATGCAAGCATATCTTAAATCGCCTTCTGACCTTTCTGCTGTTCGTAAAAAGAAACATCCAGCAGCAGAATAATTTTTAATCTCGTAATACTCTAGAGCTACCTCATAATTTTTAATAGGGTCGCTAGGATCTAGGATATAAGCGTTTAATTTATCTGTATTAATCATAATTCTAATATCTTATCCATTCTGTGCTTAGGTATTTTTATTAAGTATGCGGCATCGTCTAGAAAACCGAAAGAAATAACAAAACTATCTCCATACTCAGCCATTCCAACACAAAATTCTATCTTTCCATCCATAAACGTGAAAGGTTCGGAAACTCTTACTAGGTTAAAGTCTTTGTCCCAAATAACGCATCTATGCCAATAGTAACCATCTTTCCTATCTGTTTGAGTTTGATATAAACCAACTTCATGCGTAATGCAGATGTAGTGGTCCTTATATGGTAAAATTTGAGATCCACCCCTAAGATCATGGGTATCTAGTTTTACTTCTTCTTTTTGATGTATAATGTGTGTTTGTTTTGTTTCTGGATCAAATCTTACTACCTGTGTTGGGTTTGACCATTTAACAAAATGATATGGTTTATCTACTATAGGCATCCAGTTTTTCTCGCAATAAGTATTATCTGGAGGTGGAGCTGGAATTCTGACCCTACTAATCTCTTCGACTCTATTATTTTTTATTCTAAGTTCACTAAGCTCCATCCTTCCAACACCGTTTGTGGTTGTGTCTCTTCTAACTCCACATATATAGAATTTATTGTCCCATGATATAAGTCTGCCGTCTTCTAATCCTATAAATTCCCATATTGGCTTTACATCTAATTTAGAAGTATCAATCCAGGACCAAGCAGAAATATTCAAATTATCATCTATTTCACAAAGATAATTATAGGTTGTTAAGGTTCTGTCTTCTTCAGGATGGATGTAAAGAAGAGGCCCCCAAGTATGAGGGTTTTTCATTTTATCTGCATGATACATAAAGTAGTTTAGATTACGAACATTAGCTACTAATTTACCATTTACATTAATAACACTAACGTTTGCGCTTGTTGGGCCTTTAAGTTCATCTATAGGTAAAATTAAAGGAGCTACTTTCCCACCATGTTTAATGGCTTCTTGTCCTAAAATCAACATGTTTTTATCCTGTTACTGTTCTACTTGTAGTTTTTCGATATCCTTTCTTTCTGCTGTAAAATCCCAGAAAAACTCTAGTTCTTCACCAGCTTTAGGTCTCGATACTTTTATAGTAAATGTATTTTTACTAATGTCAACTTCATTCACAAATAAAGCTTTAGAATGTTTAAAGTTAGTTATTTGTATTGCGTAATTTTCGCTATGAACTAAATCTTTAATATAATACGGAAGATGCACAAGACATTTCCCGTTCTGTGTTTTACCTTTCCCGGTAAGTCTAATTCCGTGATAAGGAGATTCTAAAGAGCCATATACCAACTCTCCATTTTCTTTGGAAGGATGGGGAATGCGGAAGCTCTTACTAACAGCAGAAAAAGCTCCGTCTACTCGTGTTGTGCCATTAACTTGCAACTTATAATTAGGTGTAGAAGTTCCTATTCCGATGTTTGTTCCACTCTGATAAATAATGCTATCTGTAATAGTATCATTATCTTGCCAAATAGTAATATAATTAGCTGTACCAGATCCGTCGATATTTCCAGATCCGCCTCCTGTGTTATCTATCCATTCAAGTCCATTGCTAGTAGAAGATAATATCTGACCATTATTACCAGCGCTTAATGTGTTATCTAAAATTCCGCTAGCTGGATAAAAATCACCAACAACATGCAATTTGGCGGAAGCGTTCGTTCCACCAATAACAACATCATTTGTATCTTGATAAAGCACACTATTACCAACGGTTACTCCGTTAGTGAATATTGGTAGATAATTAGCCGTTCCTGCACCACCTATACCTGATCCAATAACTCCACTGGCTCCAAAGTAATCTAAATCTGGCCAAGGTGTAGTGCCGTCTCCTATTTTAAAACGATAAGTATCTAACTCGAAGCCAATTTCTCCTTCATATAGAATGCCTCTACCAAGCAAACTAGGAGCAGCATCCCAGTCGGCAGCAGTATCTCTCCTGAGTTGTATTACTGTTTTAACAGGCATCTTAACTCCCTCTAGGTTTTCGCGTTTATATTATCTCTATAATTAAAGATACACCTAATATAAAGAAAAAAGGCCACCAAAAATAATTGGCAGCCTTTTATCTTAAATCAATACAACTTAGTATTTTTTTACTAGAAAGAACCTAGTAAAACTCTACGGTTGTCTAATACTGCAAAACCTTGTTCTGCCCAACCGTAGAAACCAGCCCTCTTTTGACGATGTAAGGATTCGTCCTCAAAAATCTGAACTTGTTCACGAACAGGCATGATAAAGCTGTCTCTCTTGCTTAGATCAAGACCTACAACAACTTCTACATCCCCAACTGGTAATGTTCCTCCGAGAACATTTTCATAATATAGTTGATATTCTTGTCCTTCACCAAGCTCATCTATGGCGTGTAAATTAACGCCAAATATTCTGGTAAGAACATTTGAACTATCATTAGCAACATAAATCTCTCTACGAGTTATCTCGTCTACTTGGTCTATTCCCCAGTTACGGATATCTTCATGAGCTTCAGGAGATAAATAAAGATCAGTTAATTGAGCTCTATTTGTGGATGTGCTATTTCCTCCTCCATTACGACGCATAACTGTTTTCATAAGAGAAACCAATCTCTTTGTGAACTGACCAGCGTCTGCATCGCTATCATAAACAACAATATTACGATCAACGCTACCAGCAAGAAGTGTATGCCAGCCATCGTCGTTCATTTTTTTAACAAAGCCAGCTTCAAGAACTTCCATAGCACGACCAACAACATCCCAACGTGCATCACGAGCATACTTTAATAAGTAGTCGATTGCATTTGCGATGTCATATGTTGGAACCATAACATAATCACCCTCAACATGACGTTGTGGAATATATCCGTGATTAGGTATGGTATAAGCAACGAAATCTCTTTCGGTGCCTGGGGCTAGAAAATCAAGAGGAAACTCTGGAGCAGCTCCGGGCTGTAGAACTACAGCTTCAAAAATACCATCAAGAATATCTCCATTTAAAACGCCTTGTCTTAGAGGTAGTTCTAAGGCTTTAGCAAATTCATTATTAGCTGCAAGAGCTTCTTCTCTGCGAGCAGAGCCTGATCTTCTTAGTAGATCTGTTAGCTCTGGTGTTGGTTGAAATCTATTAGACATATTATGTTCTCCCTATTTTTAAAAAGTTATGTTATGTTGATGTCAACTTTTGCGTAACCGTCAACGTCTTTGGCACTCAACCAACGACCAACTTGAACGCTATTAGTACTAACATTTGTTAGCTTACCTTCAGCGCCGTAATAAGCTGCTTCTCCAGCGGTTGGTGAAACACCAGAAACTACCATATTTGTTACAACAAAACCTTGACGTAAAAGAGTAACTTTATTACCCTTTTGAACTTCGTCTTTATGGAAATTGATATGCTGTCTAGTTAGATCTAAATCGACAACATCATTTAGCAATAGGCCCGCTGGTGATGTTCCTGATGGATCAGCTGCGTATTCTACAACAGCACTTGAGTCATCCATAGCAGCTCCTGAACCGGCTGTTAAATGGACAACAACACCACCTCTTTCGCCTTTTTCATTCATGAAGAATGAGATATCTGTGTATGCTTCTACACGATCTGGTTTTAAAGCCATTTTACTCTCCCTTATTTAGTGTTTTACCGAGTCTATTGTAAACAAAATCAACTAAAGCTGCTCTAGTGGTATTTAGTTCTTCTTCGGTATCGTCAGAACCAACACTTAGATCAACTTCTTCATTTGACTGCACGTTTTCTAAAGCTTCGCTAAGATCTTCTGAAGCCTTCTTTTTCATCATCATAGCGTCTTCTTGTTCTTTTTTGCTCATGTCTTCTTTCTTCATTTTCATAGCTGCAAGAAGATTAACCATGCTAGCAAAAGCTTCGTCGGCTAATGATTCAAACTTTTCTACTTCAGAAGCAGCAGCTTCGTTGTCAAGACCAGCTTCAATCAAAGATGCCATTCTTTTCATATTTTTTTCTTTTTTCATCATTTCTTCTTCTTTATCCTTGTATGCAGCAAGGACTTCGGAAGCAGCATCTAGCTCTGCTTTCATTTTTTCCATATCTTTTTCTTTTTTCTTCATTTCCTCATCATATTTTTTAGCTGCTTCTTCTTTTTCTAAAATAGCTGCTTCATAAGCACTCTTGATTTCTGCAAGTGATTCCTGCTGACTCTTGAGTGATGTTTCTAACTCGGAGGCTTGAGCTTTAAACTCATCACGAGCAGCATAAGCTTCCTTTACTAGTTCAGTACAATCATTCATAGCTTCCACCTTATCGTTAGTGTTTAAGTTATTAGAACTCATATTTGCCTCCTGTTTATTGGCTTGAATTAAGAATACACCTTTATTTTGATTTTCAGAATTTTTATCTTCAGTTAAGAATTTAAATTCTTCTTTTTGGAAAATTATACTTTCTGGATTTGCTGGTTTATCAACAAAACCTTTACCGCTGAATGTTATGTTTTTTAAAACCCTTCCTATTTTATGATCTTCATATTCTCCAAAACCGCCGTAAGATCTTAAATGTTTTGTTAAAAATGAAGTTTCTTCATTTCTCGGCAAAATTTGAAAAGAACCGTTGGTTTTATTCATTAAACCATAATCGAAACCACTGAAAAAACATTCCATACTAACATACTTATTTCCTTCTTCAATTTCACTAATTAATTTTTCCGCTCTCTGTTTAAGTTCTGGGTCAGTAAATCCTGTATAGATTACTGATGCAGTAAGAACGTGGAATTTGTCTGGTAGATTTTCAATTGGCGTATCTTTATCTATAATAATTCCTTCTGATGTGATTGGCCAATCAGCAACAATATGACCCACTATTTGTGTTTCTTGGTGCTCTATATTTGTTGGTTTGTGCTGTGGCGTATCTTTAGCATTCCATACTTCTTCCTTATTAAATATATCGTCGTTTTTGTTCCAGGTAGTGCTAACTAAAATTGATTGTGTGTAATACAAGTCTTTGTCTGCCAATCCTGCTATACTTTTGATTTCTTTTTTACCAATTTGTTTAGAAGCTTTGTCTACAGCGCAAGCGTATGTAAAGCTAGCACTTGATTGTATTTTTTCTTCTAGTCCATCTAATTTTTCTTGTTCAAAAATTTGCATAGTAATACCCCTGTTTTTCTTAAACCTTTAAGTATTTTTTTAGTACACCACATTTGTATAAAAATACGCTTTGGTATATTTTATTTCATCTGTTGTCATCTGTCTAGGCATGTCGTTGTTTATGAGTTTTACAAATGAGTTGTATGATTTGATTCTGTCTTTTCCTTCAATACTATCAATAGTATTGAGTTTAGACAAAACGTTTTCTTCTTTTATGTTTTTAAAAGGCTCTAGAGATAAGAATATTTTTGTTTTTATTTCTTCTGCTTCGTAATATTCGTCAGACGAAAGACTTCTCATATTTTTTTTACCATAAAAATCAAGAAGATGGGGGTTTAATATTTCTGATATTTTCTCTTGAGCATCCATAGCCCATAACTGCAAGGAGGCATTTTGCGGAACTCCTTCTTGCGGCTGGAATTCTCTTTGTTTTCTTTTTTTTGTGTCTTTAACGCCTTGTGGTCTTCCGTTTTCGTTTGGAGGATTATTTTTTGCGTCATTAAGAATAGGACTATTTTCATCTTTTGGGCTTAATTGATCTGCACATGGAGGTGGGCAGGCTTTTGCTTCTATAGTTGTCATTTCCCCTGGTTTTTTATCCTGTAATTCAAGACCAACTTGACTAGGGCTAGCGATACCAAGTTGTAAAGCAATTTTTCTTAAACTGTTATTAAATTCTGGATCGTAGTATGGACCGCTCTTCGGCACCATTCTATTTCTTTGTCTATCTTTCGCTTCTTTATTAAGCCTTGATTTTTCTAGTTCTGGAGATACACCAAAATTAGTTTGTAGTAGTTCATCACTAATTATGTTTCTATCTGCAAGTTGTATTAGTAGTGCTTTTTCTGTTTCTTCATTACTAAGATCCATTCTTTCAAATTCTATGATTGCTGGCTGTTTAAAGCCCATAGCTTTTTGTACTGTTTTTATTTCATTATTCCAGAATTCTAATAAGACTTTCCTTCCATATTGTAGCCTTTGTGTTAAAGTTTTTAGACTAATGAAATTATTTGTTGTACCAGCTGCTCCATATGTCCCTGTTAATGTTGGTGGGATTCCAAGGCCAGCATAAACCATATTTAAATGAGGAACATATTTTTCTTGACCAAGAAATTGATGAACATTAGTTTTGCTTTCAATCAATTCAATATCTGGACCCCAAACAAGATCCATAGTTCCTCCTCCTACATTATTTTGTAATATGCTACTTAGTTTACTAGCAGCAGCTGAAGTAGGAGCAATCTTGTGTTCTAGGCTACCGAGCTTAAATATACGAATATTACTAATTGCCCCATCAAGCGCAGCAAGGTCTGCAAGCTTTAGTTTTTCTATGGTGTTGATATCATCCATCACGCTATAAATAATAGGATATGCCCACGCTTTCCAGTCATCTTTTTTGTAATGATATACAAAAGTTTTATTAACGTCTAAAACATAAGGTTTTTTCGTTTCAGCCGCATCTATTATGCTTTGTGGGAGTTCAGCAACAATAGCTCTTTCCGCTTCGTTTTTAGGTCTTTTTATTATTTTTCTTAATTCAGCTGGTAATAATATTGAGTATATTTTTTTACCAGTAAAACTAGATAGCGGGCCACCAACAACATCAACAAAAACAGGATCAATAAAAGTATATTTCCAAGGAATCTCTCTCTTTGTAATATCGGGAGTTATGTCAGAATAATTTATGATTCTGTCGGGCGAAGCCATACTTTTGTACATTTCTTTTTCTGCTTTAACACTAATTTTTGCTGTTTGTCGATTAATTACAACATTACCAAGCCTGTATAAGTTATTTAAAAATCTCTCGCTTCTATCAGAACCCTTAACTTTTTCAAACCAATTCCTATAGAAAGCTTCTATTCTTTTATTTGGATGAGAAATTCTAATGCCTTGACTAGCAAAATCACCCATGAGATCTATAACGTTTTTTACTAGACCAACCCTATTATAGATTAAGTCTGAGTTCCTCATTATCTGCTTAATTTTTTTAGGAACAGCTTCGTCCTGTCTAAAAGCTTCGTAATCTGAGCGAGTTAATCCGGGACGACCACTAGTAGGACCGGTAGAAAGATTCGACCAGTCAACAGGACCATATCTGCCTGCTACGCTTCTTTCTATTCCAGAAAATTCGTCTAGACTTTTAGAAGCTTCTGTTAATGCCGTTCTCTTATCTTCTATGTTTTCGTCGTTCCATGTGACATAAGCATTGTCTGTAATCAAGCTTGCATCTGGTATATTTGGGTTATTTTTCATAATTGTATTGCAATAATATTGGAATGTATTTGATATATAAGCTTATGATACACCACAATACGGATTATCTATAAACTCCTTTGTATATATTTTCGTTGGCTGCATTTGTAAACCAATTAGGGCCTTTATACATTTCTCCTTCTTTTTTAGACATATTTCTTAGGTTGGCTCCTATAACATCAAAACTTGCGTGTGCTAGTTCTCTATTCATTTGTCTTGCTATCATATTTGCTATAACCAAAGCGCTGTATCTATCTTTCCTTAGTTTGCCCTTTTTGCCATTAGGCAATTTAATATCTGGGGTATCCCACTTGTCTCTTCCTCCAACTCCTGTACTAGTTTGTGTCATAACTATAGTAGTAAGTTCGTCTTTTAAGTCTTCTATTTCTAATATACATTCGCTTTCATTATCATAGACTTTATCAATACTACTGTCAAGAACATCTTTTCCTTCTCTATCTAAAGCTAATCCTAAACTTAGATTATCAAAACGAGGAAATAACAAAATTTTATCTTCAAAGTCTTTTCTTAATCCGTGATTCGCCGCAGCAGTCCAGTCTGCTTTTGCAAATTGTACTAATTCAAGAATATGAAGCCCTTGTTGATCGTCGGTTTCTTTTGGTTTGTCGTAATCAATAACTGGCCAAATTAGTTGTTCTCCTTCTTCTAGCTTACCAGGATCGTGCAACGCCTCTTCAATTGCAACACCACCACCCTGAGCGTCCATACCTATTCTTTCACAAGGAAAAACCTTCATCAAATTTCTAATTCTTCTTGCACAAAATCCATAAAAATCATGTTCTTGAACTAACCCTGTTTTTTGCCTGTCTTTGAAGTTACTTCTATTAGTAGTCCAACAATAAACAATTCTACTATGGTCTTGATGTAGCTCTAAAACCACAATACTAAAATTATCTTTTTCTGACGCTGGGTCTATTCCGTAGACGTATTGATATTGTGGGTTTCCCTTTGTTGTAACGTCAAATAATATTTCTTTATCATTAATAACTACCGGGTTATCTTCTTTACAGACGCAACTTTCTATAAGAGACCTCTTAAAGAATCCATCACTATCTTCTGTGAAACAAGCGGCATACTCCATGTTGTAGATTCCATTGTGAATCGTGGCTTTTGCTCTAGCTACTTGTTTATCATCCATGAATCCTTTTGGAATAAGTTCATAAGGAATTCTTACTATGGAATAATCTTTCCAATTAAAATTCTCAGGTGGATCATTGCCGAAAATTTCTTTAAGTTTGTGTCTATCTCCCTGGCTATTAATAATAGCTTTATAGCGATTCCAATACTGAGCAAAATGTTTGAAGCTATAATCAGCCGTACCACTAATAATAGCTTGATTCCCTTTTTTGATTTGAACAGCTTCTAGTTCATCTGTCCAAAGTCCATCCTCACGCATGGCTTTTTTACGAGCTTCTTCTTTCACATTCTTAATAGGACTAGCGCTAACAGCAGCGAAACCAGCTACCACCGTTTCATATATGTCTGGACTAATACTAGCAAACTCATCAGCAATGATAATATGAGCACGAAGACCTCTAATTTTACTTCCGTCACCCATAGGAACAGCGATAGCCCAACTATCACCAAGTCGTATAGTACAACGATCAACATCTCTTCTAGGACCATCATCATTGCTACTAAAAATACTTCTGATTATAGGACTGTTTCGCCACATGGTTTCCATATATTCAAATATGATTTTGCTCTGTCTAAAAGCAGATCCTACAATAACTATCTTTGTTCCAGGAACTAGTATGCACTTCAACATACCATAAAGAGCTAAACTAAAAGATTTACCGAAACCACGAGACGCAATAAACATTGGAAATGGTCTATACCAAAATTCTTGTAGTAGAGCTATCTGTATCGGGTGCAGTTCTATTCCCATTAATAGTTTTACCGTAGACCCAAAATATTGTGGGTTCATTAATAGTCTTAAAAGATGAAGATCTGGGTTTTCTATATCTTCTTTGCTTCTACCGAATAAAGGATTATCCGGCAAAATAATTTTGTCAAGATCTCCTAGTCCTAACCAGGCATTATCGTAAAAACTGTTTTTTTTATTGTTTGTATTTATCATAAACCGTTCTCATTATTCTGACAGCCATTTTTTCTGCATTGTCTGCGTCTCCACAGAAGATAGTATGTATGCCGTATTTAATATGAAATAAACTAATCTGTTTAAGTATATAGTTATTTGTAACTCTAAGTTTTTCCCAAAGTCTTTTTGGTATGTCGGAACCAACAGGGAAATCATACACATCTTGTAGATCGAACTCAAATAAAATGAACTTGTGCGGGATAAGGCTGAGTCTTTCTAAAAACACAGGGAATCTTTTTTCTGTAATGTTGTTAGCTATTTCACTAACGCTTTGCTTTCTTTCTATGCTTAATAGGTGTTCTAGGCCCTCGATACTATAGTCTCCAGTATCTAATTTTTTATTAGCCGTTGTATGGTTGCCGAACTCCCAGGGCATTTGTTCTCTTGTGTCAACTATTATAGTAAATTCATCCATCTTTTTTTCTCATGATTAAGTCTGTAAAAAATTTTATATAGCCATCTTCATTTCCATTGATTAGCTTATGGTGATATTTACATAAAGTAATTCCGTTGTCTAGATGATATCTTAACCCAGGATAATCCGCCCATCTAAGTATATGATGAGCCTCAACCTTTTTATTGTTTTTGCATCCGGGCCATTGACAACAAAACCTATCTCTTGCATAAATTTTTTGTCTCCAATCCTTATATTGAGGGTCATTATAGTTTCTATAACTCATCACTATCCTCTTCTTGTTCCAATTGCTCTATGTATTCTAAGCTTTCTGGAGTTAATATTGGCTGATCAACTTTCCCATCAGAGTATTGGTGGTTTTCATATAGTATTTGCTTTGCTTTTTCTGTGGCAAGAGCAATGATTTCCATCTCTTTTCCTTCTTTTTCTCTGATAAGTTCATCTTCTAGCATTCTTATTAAACCTACCCAAGAACTTTTACCGTCTTCTATTCTTTTGATTCTTTGTTCTCTGGTGGCTTTAAGGTCTTTGCCAATTTTTTGTTGTTCGCTTAATAATTTTGTGAATTCGTTTGTATATGAGGCTATGCTATTGCGGGCGTAACTTAGTTGGGTTTCTAGGTTGGTTAGTTTGGGCATATCTCGTTGATCTTCTGGTTTGTTATATTCTTCGTCTACTTTTTGTTGAAGACGTTCTGTTTCTGCTATGTGTCGTTTGCGTTCTTTCATAGAGCGATTAATAAGAATATCAATTGTTATAAACTGTTTGATCTGAAGTTCTTCGGCGGGTAGTACGTCTTCTCTAAATTGTTTTACTAGTCCAACCCATGTATTTTCAAAATAAGAAAGTTCTCCGGTATTATAATCGAACTGTCTTTCTATTTCGGGCCAAAAGGTTTTTGCGTGTAATTTTAATCTTAATGTTTCGTCTGTCTTGTTTTCTTCTTTATCAAAACTAAGCTTATTCTGTACGATATATTTTTCTATTGGTTTTGTGCTTCTATTGAGAGAAGTAGCTATATCTTCTATGGTCATAGAGCCAACATTGTCTCTTATGAACGCCATTTCGTCATTTGATAGTTGTCCTCTTTTTTTATTCATGGTAATATTTCCTTCACCATATTATTTAATTTGATAAGCTCTTTTTTGCTTACCTTTATTTCCATCTTGATCTTTAGGTATATTTCCCTGTGTTCGCCAAACAGTTCTCTTTCTAAGATATCAATAAATTCTTGATTTTCAATATTTAGGCTAAAATTTTTGTTAGAATTAGAAGAAATGATGTATTCTTTTAAATCTTCAATACTACTAAGATGCATTAAATTCTTTTTAGAGCTGTTTCTTGAATACCAAGTTTTATACAAAGTACAATTCAGCTTATTAGAAAATTCTTTACAGTCTTTGTCTGTATTGGCACAAAGAATATCGTGAAAAACACAGCCATTACACGGCTTATCTGGCCGCTGATAATTGTCTCTTTTGTAATTAAACAATCTATTTCTAACGTGAGTCCAAAGAAAATTTTCCAGTGGTCTTTTGTAGTCGTAATTAGCTAGTCCTTCTATAGCAAACAAACTTATTTGTTGTTTCATGTCCTCTAGTTCATGATATCCGAATTTAAATTTGTAGGCTAGTTTTTTGCTAATCTGTTCAATAGTTTTTAATAATTCGTCTTCACTGATTGTTTGACTCGTCTGTTTCTTGTTCATAGATCTCCATAACTGTTGCTAAGCTTTTATCTTCTTTAAGAAGATCTTCAGAAACATCTATTTCCTGTGCTGTTACTTTTAATGAGCTATTTACTAATTGTATATCCATTGTTTTTATACCTCTAAATAAATTAAATCATAGCATATTGTTATAATAGGAAAAAATCAATTCAATGCAAAATGTATTATTAACTAATAGGAGCATTGGGATCACCTATTGGCTGAACATCTGGTGGAGGTTGCTCTTCTCCGTTAAGAGATTTACAGGTTATTTCAAAAGTCCTTATCAGAGTACCACCTTCACAACCCTTAAAAGGATCCTCCGAAAGAGCAATAAACTCAAAACGCTCTTGAGGAAAATTGACAAAATACCACTGCGTTAGTTCATTACGCATGTAATCAGGAAATCGGACCGTACCAAACTCGTCGCCTTCTTCCATTGGTATAAAACGATTATCTTTAACTAGTCTAGGGTTTTCTTGGTTAATATATTTTTTATGATAAGGATTAAACAATGGCATGGTAAGCCTGTTTCTAACAGAACGCTTTTCTTTCAATAGAGAAGACTCGGGTATGTCTATCCAAGGTTTGTTTTCGGGATAATCGGCACCATCTCTCATAGGTAATGGCTCC